ATGACCTATATCTCGATCTGATATTGAATTAAATGCTTTACTAATTAACGACTGTATTCCATCTAATTTTCCAACAACTAATAAATCAGATGATTTCATTAGTGCTGATTCCACTTCTTTGGTTAGACAAAATTTTAAGTACTCATCTTTTACATATTGCAAATCTGGTGCATCAATAACTAATTGTACTTTTTTTAATCTATCATATATGGAATCTTTTAATATATCTTCTTTTATCTTATTGATTTCGGTTTTTAGTACGGTTGATGTTATTATTTGCTTATATGCCAGAAAATGATCCAACATTAATTTAACGACAAACTGATCCGTTTCAGTTGTGAAATGTTTTGGATCAACTACATCTATTACTTGTTGGAAAAATTTCTTATCTATGATAAATGATGCCAATAACTTAGCTTGAAAATTGTCGTCATATTCTTTTAAGTTATCACTGTGCATGATAGTTCAATCTATCAAATGAATTTTTTAACCAAAAGTGTACGTCACCAACCAAATTAACAATATCATCTTTTAATAACATGCCAACGAATGCAACTTTATTGAGACTTTCTACCTTCTCATCTACTTTATATCCAATAAGTAGTTTTGAATTTCCGGATATATCTAAGTTTTTCAAATCCATCAGTTGTTTATTTAACAACAGTTTCTCCTTCTGATCAAGTACTGTTTCGTATATTCTAATTTTTTTATTTTGATTTAATACACACTCACTAATAATATCATCAATACTATATTCTTTATCTTCTTTTAAGAATGGAAATCTTTTTTCTATTGTTTTGATTCCAACTCCCTTTATTCCTGGAACATTATCTGACGCGTCGCCAACAAACATTTTGTACATTAAAAAGTTATTCGGACTTATTCCAAATTCTTTTCTAACAGTTTCACGATCATACAATACTTTCTTGATAGGATTCCAAACATTTATCCTATCATTAACTAGTTGTAGGAAATCCCGATCAGTTGACAATATAACCACATTACTATTCGTCAAAACTTCAGTTGATGTATATGCTATAGTATCATCAGCTTCAATTCCGTCTACTGAGATAATAGATATAGGCAAAGTACTTAAATAATCAAGTAATCTTGAAAATTGTTTTTTCATTGATTCCGCTTCATCAGCATCATTCTTATATAATCGGTTATATCTTGATGAAACAGTGCTTTTATGCTTATACTCTGGATATAATTTCCTACGCCTTACAGATCCATTCTTGCCATCAAACACAATTATACACCTCGTTGGTTCAAATTGTCGAATCGCATGTGCTATTGATTTCAAGAATCCAGTTATGCCTCCAACATGATATCCTTCGTTGTTCATAGCAGGTATGGCCGCGAAGCAACGAATAAAAGTATTCAAGCCATCAACCACTAAAACTTTATCATTCAGATTCATTCTGATTAAATCTTATAAATTTACATCCTAAAAATTCTTCAATTTCTTTTTGACGAATAACATCTCTTTTTTTTAATGTTCCGTCATGATTGAAGTGGTGTCTCTCATCCCATTCATAAACTATATTATTTTCCTCATCATATCCATCCAACCAATATATTAATTCCGGAATAAAATATTCACCACCGTTTTCGGCGTGCTGTATGTAGGTTCCGGTTTGTTCCATTAGTTGATTGAAGTATTGACAAGCCCGTGAATTATAACTTGGTGTTAATTGACCACAATGTTCTTCAATTCTTTTTATAGCCGCTTTTCGCATTGTTTTCTTGGCATTATCACTATGTTTATAACCATCAGTATTGATTCTAGTAGCAACTCTTTTATCAGATGCTCCTGGTTTTTCCCACGGAGTTCCATTATTTCTTCTTGTTTCAACCCGTTTTATTTTGGCATCTGGACACTGACATTTTGGTTTACAATATTTCACCATTAATTCAGCACAACGAGCCTGTTCTTCTTTTAGCTTTTCTGGACTCATTTCTTGCCAACGTTTTTTATTACTATTAGATGATTTTTTCTTTGTATTTTCACTATGCCTATAACCAGATTCAGTCCTACATCTATTTGCGTAAACCGCCTGACGATGTCGTTGTATACTAAACAAATCATCTTTTCCTAAATTTTCAATAAAAAACTTTCTAACATTCATATAGGTTTTATAATCCCACCATACATTTTTCTCATTGATGGTACACCAATAATCGTTTTATCACTTAAAAATTCATCTAAATATTCTTGTAATTCCATTTGATATTCCTTTTATTATAAGTATCGTATTGCCGCAAAACTACGGATAAAACTACAATCTTTTTTTTAAATAATTAAAGTCCATCCACGATCAACACTTTTGAATTTATGTCTTGGTGGATGGACTTTGATTTATTATTTATTTTGTTTAACATTTGGTTTTATCTTAGCAGATGGTTTCTCATCATCTTCTGAATCAGTTGGAATATCATCAATATCGTCTTCATATATATTTTCATCTACTTTAATATCATCAATGCCGCCATCTTCATTAGCTCTATATTTTGATATTAAAGAATTACATATGTCATTATATATTATATTTTTTCTAGATTCATCAGACAAAACTTTTGATTCAAAATCTTTTGATTGGAATCTTATAACTTCTCCACTATCTTTATCAGTATATTCATACCAAGCTCCAGATTGAGATACAAGCTTCCGCTCTTTCATAATAGTAAGCCAACCACCATGGTCATCAATTCCAGAATTAAAGTATATATCATACACAACTTCTTTCCACGGAGGCGCTACTCGATTTTTTGTAACGACAACTCGAGTCTTCATGCCCACTATTTCTTCTACCCCGCCGACACGAGCTTTTAATTTACCCATATTTCTTAATCTAATCCTGACTGATGAGTGGAACGCTAGTGCCATGCCACCACTAGTGGTATATGGATCTGATCCTGGCATTGAACTCATATTTTTTCTAAGTTGATTTGTAAATATTAAACACACTCGCTCGCGAGCGATTGTATTAGTTATTTTACGCAAAGCTTGAGAAATAATAATTGATTTGCCAGTATTATAACCAGCTTTATCATAGTCAGATGACATTTCAAGTTTTGTAGTTGTGGCTGCTACAGAATCAACCACTATAGTTACAAGAACATCTCTACTTGTCTTTCTTATTTTTTCAATAACAGATTCAATTGCTTCAAATACATCCTCAATAGTATCCAGTGGCACGTATACTAAGTTTTTCAAATCAACCCCAATAGCTCTTAAAAAGTCTTTGCTAACTGAGCTCTCTGTTTCAATATAAACAGCTATGCCTCCTTTTTTCTGTGTATTAGCTAGCGCGTGAGCTGCTAGTAGAGATTTTCCAGAAGCCTCCAATCCCAGTAGCTCTATTATACGCCCAACAGGAAAGCCACCATTTGGTCTATTTGATATTTTAATATCTAATATAGAAGATCCAGTGGGCACCCACTCATTTACATTTGTGGGTGCATCCGGATCGTCTTCAAGAAAATAAGCTGTTTTATAATTGGTTGATTTGAATTTAGTATTAAGTGCATTAGCCAATAGATCAGCTAATTCGCTTCTTTTATCATCCATATAACACCTCTCAATTTATTAGTCAGAAAACAAATCATCTAATTCGCTTTTTAGTTTATCAATGCTTCCCACGTTTTTAGTTAATGTTTTTTCCTTTGGTGGATTTTCATCTTCATCAAATGGCAAGTCATTATATTCTTCTGTTGGTTCCTCACCATCATCTTCTGGAATAACATTTAGATATTCATTTAACATATCAACCAGCTCATCATAAGATGGTGCGGTAAAAACATCAGATAGTGGAGCTTGATTTTTAACTTCAGATATAATAGCCCTATCCGTACTAATCGGAGTAGTGTTTGGCTGTACAACGATTGTAGTTTTTGGAAATGAATCTTTGTTTTTTGCTGGAATAAATGTTACTTTTACATCTCTTCCTTCTGCTGGGTCTGTAATATCGCCCCAGACTGGATCATTCAGAATTCCTAAGAACTCTTCATAAATAGTTTTATTAAATCCCCAGAATTTAACACCATCTCCTTCTTCGCCACGAACAAGAACTGGAGCATATACTCTCATTTTTGGTGTTAACTTCCTTGCATTTTCATAATCTTTTTTATCACCTGATTCACGTAGTTTATTAGCATATTCAACCAATGGATCGGCTTCATCAAATGATGTTGGTGATAAAATGTTTTTGCCCATAAATCCATAATGGAAATACAGTTCAATGAATGGAAATTCTGGATTAGCTTTATACGGAACAATACGGATATATTGATCACCCGGTTCCGGTTTCCACAGAATCTTTCTGCGTCTGGCTGATTGTGAAATTCTTTCTAATTTCTCTTTAATGATTTTTTTGTCAATTGGCATTTTTAATTCTCCTTCTAGTTTTAATTAATAATTATGTAAATATACAACTTTTTTTTCAGTTGTACAAGCTTTTTTCAATATTTATTATTTCTAATAATTCAGTACTTATTTTTTTTAGTTCTCCGTTATCAATAATTAATAGACAATCTTCATAGTTTTCCCAAGGTATCTGTAGTGTTTTATCTAATATTCCATTGTTCATTCGCTTCACAATAAAATTGAGTGCATTAATTGAATATAACGTGTTTGTTTCCTTCTTTCTATGGACTAATATGCTATCAGGTAAAAACTGCACTTTGCCATTTAGTTGGACTGAGTAACTGCATATTAATTTTTCTCCAGTAGTCGATAGTACATATATTTTATTGTTTAATATATTATCAAATTTTTCTACTATATCTTTAGTAACATTTTGTAGTGATTTTTTATTAGTGAATGTACAGATTAGTTGTAACTTATTCAATCATTTTCTCCAATTATTTTAGTTTTATCAAGAAGAATGGTTGTGAACAAATTTTACAGTTGGACTTTTACCAGCAGGAGTTTCTACACTAATAATTAATTTTTCTCCCGCTTTGTCTGCCATTTCAATAATTATCCTATTGCCAGAATATATTACATTAAAATCTGGAGTTGGTTTATAATAATCTGGCGGTTTTAGTTCCACATCTCCTGTCTTTTTATTAATAATTGATGTATATACATTCTGACCCAAAGAATGGACCGACCTCCACATATCTAATAGTACTTCTTGCCCTTTTGGCGTTTTAGTTAGTTCCTCCATAGACTCATAAAACATTCCCATATATTCTTCCTTAAAATCTTTTTTATTTTTCGCAACTAGTTTTTCACTACTCCCCGGAGGAGTTTTATGTTTTTCTTTTAACGCTGGTAATTTTTTATCAACCGATTCTCCCGCCCCTCCCAGATAATCAGTCCCAGCGGAAATCATTCCAACTTCCTTCATTTTTATATTTTTTGGGTTTGCATAAATTTTAGCTGAAATATACATTATGCGTTCTTTTCCGTCTTCAGTTTCATAGTACACCATAACATCTGTAGAATTACTTTTCTGATCTATTCCAAGTTCTTTTAGTTTATCTTTACCTATACTACCAACTTCCACGGCTTTAGTTATTTTTGACCCCCTTGGTAATGTATCCTTAATTAATCCGGTCAGTTTCTTGTTAGAGTTATCTATCAAATTAATTTGTTTTTCAGACACACCAAGTTTTGCCAATGCTTCTCTATTTTTATTATATTCAGCTGTTGTTTCTTCGGTTGGGAATATATTTGCAACCATTCCTGATTCGTTATAATGTCCGTAAGTGGTTGTTATATCTCCTAACTTATTAGCTTGTATCGGTACATCTATTTCTTCGTCTTGAATAATATTATTAATTGATTTTGAAATTGCATCCATCCCACCAAAATATTTCCTATTAAGAGTTGTATTAACACTAAGATATACTTTAGTAGATCTTGAATTTATTTCTATTAAATTATTGTATGCCATCATTCTGACGGCCTCGACTTGGTCTTCATATGATTTTGCTGTTACGAATTTCTTCATATTATCAGCTAATATTTTACATCTAGATTTTGTACCAGCATCTCCTTCTTTTACAACATTTGCTATACCATCACATGCAGCTATTCTTTTTTCTACAGATTTTTC